ATGCAATGAAGCGTCGGTTATACTTGCTGCCATTTAGGCATAAGCCGGCCAAAATAGACAAGTATTTGATCGAGAAGTTTCGCGGAGAATTGCCAGGCATCATGGCAATGGCTGTCGAGGGCTGCCTGGAATACCAGCGGATCGGTCTGTCGCCGCCACGCATCGTGACAGACGCGACCGAAGATTACTTCATGCTAGAGGATCAAATGCAGGAATGGCTGGAAGAGCGCTGCGATCGGTCAAGTTTCGATCTCTATACGTCTTCGCGTGAGCTGCACCAAGACTTCTCGCGGTTTATGCAGGGCCGTGGTTTTGTTCCGACCGAGGGCGTGTTTGTTGCTCGACTTGAGGGTATCGAAGGGCTGCGGCGGGTTAAAAAGTTGCCAAATGGCAAACGCGGCTTTTGGGGTGTTGCGCTGTGTGGGCACCAGTCCGAGCTTGGGCTCGACCGATCTGCGCGAGGGTTTGTAGAGCTCGATCCAAGGGATTGATCGCGTTCGCATTTCGCAGGCGGGGGCGGACTTCCCGGTTAATCCTGTTGCGCGCCCGCGCGTCGCGCGCCTGTCCTCTGATCCGATTTGCCCGCCCCTGCCTGCGAATTCCCGGCGCAGTGGAAGTGCATTGAGCGCGATCACTCGCGTAAAACGGGCGGGGTTTAATACTGGGCTGATACTGCGGCTGAAAGGCGCTTTTCCACGCTCGGGCGCCTCGGTCCGAGATTTCGCACCGGCCGGCCGGAGCGCGGCCGCCCGAGGACCGATCGAGGACCGATCGAGGACCGATCGAGGACCGATCGAGGACCGATCGAGGACCGATCAAGGGACCGATATCGGCCGCGCGGCCGGTCGCACACCGGGCGCCTTGTAACTTTTTGCGCTCTCGTTGTCGGGCGCCTCGGTCCGAGATTTCGCACCGGCCGGCCGGAGCGCGGCCGCCCGAGGACCGCCGGACCGCTACTCGAAAACCGTGAACAAGACGAGAACTGCAGGGATTATCGGCTCCCTGCGTGCAGGGATGACGCTGTCTGGCGAGCGTTGGGCGAGCGTTTCCGCGGCTCTCGACTTGGCGATTACTCCCTTGCTTAGGGCGTGCTCGACCACAGGACCCAGGCCCCCACCCTCGCGCGGCAGCCGGGGGACCCCAGCGGGTAGTGGGTTAGTAGGAATTAACTACCAGGGCTAGATACCCCCCGGTCGAGGCCGACGAGGCGTCCGGCCTCGCCAAAGGCCTGGGCCACCCTGCAGCGGCTCCGTCGCCAAAAAAATTTCTACTGGAAAATCTGAGGGTTAGAGGTTTGGTTGGATCGATCCCCGCTAGAACAAGCCGAGCGCCCACATCTGGGTGAGGATCAGGCCGAGGAGCAGGGCGACAAGCGCCGCCCATGTGAGGGCTTCCATATTGCGACCCCTTAGCCGGATAAAACTCGGCCACCGACCCAACCACCGGGGCGATGAGCCTGGCTCGCCAGCTCGATCAGTTCGTCGTCAACGCTTTGGCATCGGCTGCTTGTTCGAGGTGGTGCAGCCGCTGGCCGATTTGGTCCTGCAGCCGATGGTGGGCCACGAGCTCGGCTCGGACACTGCGCATCGCCGACTGCGCGTCCTGGACCTCGTCGCGCATGGCGATCAGGCGCTGGTCGAGATGTGCGTGCGTCTCGTCGAGGCGGCATAGCGTCTCGATGATGCAGCGGAGCTCGGTGCGCACAAGTGCCAGCTCCTCAGCCAAAAATTCGAGTGTCACCGGTGTCGTCATCACTCACCATAGCGGAAACTGGAGGGGGAATTATGCCAAAGGCTCGGCGCGGTCGGGGTCGTGCGGAACTGGTTTTGTTGACGGTAACAGCGGAGCGGCGGGCGCAAGGTCCGATCGAGCGGCTGCCGCGGCCGATCGAGGACGCAAACGGCGAGTGGTCGAGGCCGCTGCGGGCGCTGGACACGCTCAGCTGCATGGTGCGCGAGGGGACGATCACCGACCGCGAGCGCAAGGCCGGCGACCGCTTTCACGATGATTTCCGCCGCGCCCATCTCGATGGGCTCTTTGGCAACGACACGACGCGGATTCCCGTGGTGCTCGCGAACGGCAACAATGGGCGCTTCTTTGCCGAAGGCAGCGAGGCGGCTCGGCTTGGGGTGATATCGGCGATCGATGCGCTCGGCGGCATTGTGTCGCCCGGCGGGTCCTGCGCCTGGCACGTTCTCGGCCTAGAGCTCCCGCTGGCCAGGTGGGCCCTCGAAATAGGCTGGGGACCGAGGCGGGTTTCGCGGCTCGCGGCGTCCGGCATCCTGCTCGCCGATCTCGGGATCTTGCGCGCTCACTATGCAACGTGAAGCCTGCCAATGGGTTACACAAAATCGCCACAAACCTCTTGACGGCGGTGGTCGACCACTGATCAAGATCTTGAGCTAAGATTGTGAGGGGCGTCAGCGCCCCCGCGAACAAACCGGGACCGTAATTAAAACGGTTCCAATCTGCCGGATCGGGGCGATGGCAACAGTCAGCTACAGCCCGCCCGGCGCGAAGCTTGCCGCTTTTCTCCAGTCCGACCATCGCTTGCGCGCCGTCGTCGGCCCGGTCTATGCCGGGCGCAAATCGGCCGCGGTCTTCGACATCATGCAGCGGGCGGTGCGCTGGCCACAGCAGCGCGCCTGGCGCTGGGTGGTCGTGCGGCAGCATCGCGACGAGCTCGAAACGCACACGGTGCGGGCGGTGCAGCATTGGGTGCGCGATGGTGTCTATGACGCCAAAAAGCGCCGTTATACCTACCTCTACAACTTTGGCGACGCGGTCCAGCGGCTGCTCGAAATCGAGTTCCTGGCGATGGACGAGGGCGCCGATCGCCGGCGCCTGCCCAACATCGAGGCCTCGGCGGTCTGGCTCGACGACGCCCGCAATCTCGCCGAGGGGGTGCTCGACGATGCGCGCCTCATCGCCGGACGCTATCCGGGGGGGCTCGAAGGCGGTTCGCGATGGCGCGGGGTCATCTGTACCTCGCGCATGCCATTGCCCGGTCACTGGCTGGTCATTCGGGACGACATCGAGCTCTATCGTCAGCCCTCCGGGCGCTCGCCGCAGGCCGAAAACGTCGCCAATCTGAGCGGCAAGGGGTTCTCCTATACCAAGCTCGCCGACGGCGAGGACCCGGATTGGGTCGCGCGCTATGTCGACGCCGAGGTCACCGCCGGCGCCCGCGAAAACGAGGCCGCGGCGGCGCGCGAGGCGGCGCGGAAATCGCTGCCCGAGTTTATCCGGCTGGCGATGCCGGATATCGAGCCCGCCCGGCATCACAGCTACGTGATCGGCAAGCTGGAGCAGGTCGCTGCCGGCAAGATCAGGCGCCTGATGCTGTTTTTGCCGCCCGGCTCGGCAAAATCGACCTATGCGAGCGTGTTGTTTCCGCCCTGGTTCATGGGCAACAACCCTTCATTGCCGGTGATTGCCGCCAGTCACTCAAAAGAGCTCGCAGAGCGGTTTGGGCGCCGGGTCCGCAATATCGTCGGCTCGCCGATCTTCAAGGAGACCTTCGGATTTGGGCTGTCGGGCGACAGCGGTGCGGCGGGGCGTTGGGAAACCGCCCGCGGCGGCGAATATTTCGCCGTCGGCGTCGACGCCAGCGTCACCGGGCGGCGCGCCGCGCTGGGCATCATCGACGATCCGGTCAAAGGCCGCGCCGAGGCCGATTCGGCGCCGATCCGCGAGCACATCTGGCAGTGGTACAAATCGGATTTCTGGACTCGCCTCATTCCCAATGCGGCGCTGATCTACATTGGCACCCGGTGGCACGACGACGATCTCGCTGGGCGCCTCCTGGAGGAGGCCAAGGCGGGTGGCGAGCAATGGGAGGTCGTCAACCTGCCGGCCGAGGCCGAGGAGAACGATGCGCTGGGCCGCGCGGTCGGAGAACAGTTGTGGCCGGAATGGTTCACCCCGGAGCAGCTGCGCATTGCCAAGCGCGACGCCCGCAACTGGTCGGCCCTCTGGCAGCAGCGGCCAATGCCGGAGGCGGGTGACTACTTCAAGAACGAGTGGTTCCGCTGGTACGACACGCCGCCGCCGCGCGAGCAATTGCGCACCTATGGCGCCAGCGACTACGCGACCAAAGCCGAAGGCGGCGACTGGACCGTCCACATCGTGGTCGGGCTCGATCCGTCGAGCGACATCTATGTCCTC